TCGGCGCTTGCAACCAAGATGCGTGAGGAGGGGCGCAGCGTCAAGGCCGATCGGCCGGACTACGTGCCCAACACCGTGGCGAAGGCGCTCGAGATGGGGTGTCGCCGAGTCTCTTTCGAGTCTCGCCAAGTATCTTTAAATCCTCCCAAACTGCTCGAGTTCAAGCCGTTCGAGAAGCGCGAGTTCCCGAGCGAGATGCGCGAGGAGATCGTCGGCGGCTTGCTCCGACGCGGTGAGGTCTGCAACTGGATCGGCTCGCCAAAGACGGGCAAATCGTGGTTGCTGCATCGGCTGATTATGGGGATGGTTGGCGGCTGCGGCTTCACGTGCAAGTTTCAGAATGACCTATTCGTCAAGCAAGGCCGCGTCCTGCTCGTTGACGTCGAGCTTCACCCCGAGACACTCGAGAACCGCTTACACGGCATCGCCAACCAAATGAAGGTCAGCGCGGACAAGTGCCGCCAAGGGCTCGACGTCATGACCCTGCGCGGCCAGTGGGCGACCCTAGACGATGTCGAGGCAACCGTTGAGCAACAGCCAGCGGGCACGTGGCAAATGATCGCCCTCGATGCGTTCTATCGGTTCATTCCCGCGGGCATGCGTGAGAACGAGAATGCCGACATGACACAGATTTACAACCAAATCGACCGCATCGCCGGCAAGGCGAACGCCGCGATTCTCGTGGTGCACCACACAACCAAGGGCACGCAGACTGAGAAGGGCACGATGGACGTCGGCGCCGGCGCCGGCGCGATAGGTCGCGCCACGGACTCACACGTGACGTTCCTTCGCCATGCCGATGAGGGCTACATCGTGATGAGCGCCGAGACGCGATCATTTAAGCGGCCGAAGCCACGGGTTATGCACGTCGATTGGCCGGACATCGCGTTTGATGACACGAAAGACGCGTCCAAGTTGTGGCACCCGAACTGCAAGCCATCGGACGAATAAAGAACCCTGCGCGATCATCTCAAACGCAGGGTTCCAAGGCAAGGCATTAGCAAATTGTGGGAGAGGCTCGTGGCGGCTCTCCTGAGGTCGCCTACCGAGCCTACCCACGTTTCGCGTGAATGTCAACCCCCCCTGAAAGTTGGACTATCCACATTTAGTCCACACTGCTACACTGTGCATATGAACAGCCGAGCGAAGGGGAAACGAGCCGAGTTGGAAGCCGCCCTACTGCTGACGCAGATGGGTCTAAAGTCTCGCCGCAGTGCTCAGTACTGCGGCTCGAACGGTGACGCCGATTTGGTGCTGGACGCCAACCTACACGTTGAGGTCAAGTTCCAAGAGCAAATGCACCCCTATCGGTGGATGGAACAAGCCATTCGCGACAGCGCCAAGACCAAGCGTAAGCCGATCGTGCTGTGCCGTCGTACCCGTTCGCCGTGGCTGGTGATCGTTCAAGCCAGTGACTTAGTCGCCGTATGTCGGGAGGTTCTAGATGGCATCGTTCGTGCACAGGTTGCAGATACCCACCATTCCATTCAAGGAACGGAATCGCAGCGAGAGGCTACGTGAACTGGGTATCAACACAGGATGGAAGTGGCGCAAGTTCCGCAACCAGTTGCTCGCAGCGTCGCCGCTTTGCGCTCGGTGTGCGCGGCTCGGTGAGGTTGTGCACCACGTCGTACCGCGCCACGTCGCACCTGAGCGGATGTACGACGTCACCAACTGCCAAGTACTTTGCAACCGATGTCATGATGAGGTGCACGGCAAACGTCACACCTGAACGGCTCATATACCGAACAGCCTATTGAAGGCGTCCAATAGGCCGCAGAGTGGGGGGGGGTAAGCCTCCAAAAAGGCCACCTTCGACGTCCCTCCCCTCGCTCACGTACAAAAAACGCATTTAGTCCATGGTCGAGCCCGAATCCATCGTTCGTCAATACGCCGCCGACGTCGTGAGCGGCCGAATCCCCGCCGGCAAATGGGTCTACGCCGCGTGCTCGCGGTTCAACCGAGACCTCGAGCGCACCGACATCGTGCTTGAGTGGAACCGCGTCGCGGACGCGTTCGAGTTCATCGGCGGGCTGTCGCTGGTCGGCGAGGCCGATGGTGAGCCGTTCAAACTGCACCCGTGGCAAGCGTTCATCGTGGCCAACCTTGTCGGTTGGCGGACTGTGGAGGGCCGCCGACGGTTCACCATGGGCATCATCCAGGTCGCTCGTGGCAACGGCAAGACGACGCTGATGGCGGCACTCGGTCTGTACGACTTTATGAGCGGCGCCGGCAAGCGAGTTCACGTGCTTGCGAACAAGGTTGAGCAAGCGCAGATTCTCGTAGACACGGCACGCACGATGGCGCGTCGGCTCGACGATCCGAGCGTGAAAGTCAAGATGTCCGACTTGACGCGGCCCGATGAGGACTGCGAGTTCAACGCATTGACGTCGCGCGAATCCTCGCTTGACGGTCTGAACCCGTCGTTGTGGATTGCCGACGAAGCCGCCGAGTACCGCGGGAGCGTGCTCAACAAACTCATCACCACGGGGATGAAGCGTAAGGAAACGTTGGGCGTCATCATTTCGACGCCCGGCAGCAACACGGAGAGCCACTACGAGACGTTGTGCTCAGGCGCTCGTGCCGTGCTGTCGGGAGAAGCTGAGGATGACGCGACGTTCGCCATGCTCTACGGGATCGACCAGAACGATGACATCGCCGATGAGGCGGCGTGGCCGAAGGCCAACCCGGGCATGCAGTACGGCCAGCCGGACGCGGCAAGCATTCGGCGCCTGTACAACACGATGAAGCGCGACCCGGGCCAGCGCTCGGAGTTCTGTCGGTATCACTGCGCTCGACTCAACGAGGATGTCGGCGGGTGGCTCGATATGTCGTACTGGCCGACGGCAACCGTGGTGGATTGGGGCGCTCAACGCAAGCGGCAAGCGTGGGTCGGCATTGACTTGAGCAAGTCGCTCGACATGTCGGCCGTCGTGGTCGCGATCCCGCAAGAGAGCGGCAACATCCTCTTGCGGGGCCACTACTGGTGGCCGCGGGCGAACGTCGCTCAACGCGAACTGGATTACCGAATGCCGATCCGACGCTACGCCGACGAAGGCAAGATAAACTTGACGCCGGGCGCCGAAATCGATCACGAAGCGATCGCACAGAAGATGTCTGAGATCATCGCTGAATTTGATGTGCAACTGGTCGGATATGACCGCTGGGGAGCGTCGTACTTAGCGCAGCGGCTCGCCGAGATCGGTGCACCGATCCAAGCCTATAGCATGGGTTCAAGCACGTTTGCTCCGGGCTGCCAGTTGTTTCAAAACCTGTGGGTAGGTCGCAAGTTGGTAATCGGCGACGATCCAATCTTGCGCCGCGCGTGCGCCGAAGCGATCCCACGAACGGGGATGAGCGGCTACGTGCGGCCGGAGAAGCCTCGCGACCACAGTGCCATCGATCCGCTCGTGGCTTCGATCATGGCCGTCCACTGCTGGGGAGGAAAGCGCAGCAGTTGTTACGAATCCGAAGTTTAGTCCGAGACAGGAAGCGGCAAACTTGTCGCAATGCGCAACATGTTGCGCAGCTTGTTACAGCGTTGGTTGGGCCACTGGGGCACGCACGGCGTGATCCTCCCGACGTCTTTTGACGTCGCGGGTATGCCCACGATCACGCCGGGCACGGCGCTCGCGTATACGCCCGTATACCGCGCGGCGTCGCTCATCGCCAACGACGTGGCACGCGTACCGCTCGACGTCAGCGAGCGCACCGCGAACGCGTTGCTTCAGCAACCTAATCGCTGGCAAAACGGATTCGAGTTCCGTCGAGCGCTCACGATGCAAGCGCTGTTGTACGGCAACGCGTTCGCTGTCATCAACCGCACGCTCGGCGGCGAGTTGCTTGAGTTGCTTCCGCTCGACATCGAAAGCGTGTCACTCGATCTCACGAAGCCTGAGCCTATTTACAAGACGCGGCTCTACGGTGACGTTCCGATGTCTTCGATGCTGCACCTACGTGCCGTCGGGCTCGATGGATTGTGGGGCGAGTCGCCCGTACGTTTGTGCCGCACGTCGTTGCAAATTCTCGCGGCTCAAGAGAACTCGCAACTTGAAGTGATGAAGAACGCGGGAAACCCAAAGCTTGCATTCGTGCATCCCGGCCCGTTGAGTGAAGGCGCTCGGCAGTCGATCAGCGAAAAGTTCCTACAGCATCACGCAGGCGCTGAGAACGCAGGCAAGCCGCTCGTGCTTGCCGAAGGTATGCGCGTCGAGCGAATCAGCAGCACGCTCGATGACGCTGGCATTGCGGCGGCTCGACGCTACAGCGTTGAAGACGTCTCGCGCATCTATGGCGTGCCGACGTCGTACCTGAGCGAGCACAGCGCGAACGCCTACGGCTCTATGGAATGGCTGTCTCGCATGTACGTGGACGCGTGTTTGCAGCATTGGTTCTCAACTTGGGCGGCCGAGATCGTTGCGAAACTCGCACCGTTCGGCTCGGCGACGTTCGACGCTGACATGATCTCTCGGCCGTCGCTCGCCGAGCAAATGGCGGCGCTGCGCACGGGCGTCGAGTCCGGCGTGATCACACGCAACGAAGCACGTGAGTACCTGAACCTCGCTCCGCTCGACGGGCTCGATGATCCGATCCTCGCGAAGAACATGGGCACGGGCGGCGGCACTACCAACCTCGGAAGCGACACGAGCGCAGGAGATATCGATGACTACGCTTGAACGTCGCAGCGTCACCATCGGTGCGCCAGCCGGCCGAACGCTTTCAGGGCTTGCGATTCCGTACGGCAAGTGGTCGCGTGAGATCAGCGAGCCATTCAACCCGCAGTTCCGTGAGCGAATCACCCGCGGCGCATTTGGCGACTTGGCGGGCGCTGACATCAAACTGCTCTTCAACCACAACGCGAGCGCGTTGCTCGCTCGCACGCGCAGCGGCACGCTCACGCTGAACGACACCGCGAGCGGGCTGCGCTTCACCGCGGATCTCGCAGAGACAAGCGTCGGCAACGACGTTCGCGCGTTGCTCGAACGCGGTGACCTGAGCGGCGAAATGTCGTTCGGGTTCTACGTCGATCGCGACGAGTGGAACCCGCGACGCACCGAACGCACCGTGACCGCGGCTCGACTCGTGGAGTTGAGCGTTGTTGTTGACGCTGCCTACGGAGACAAGACCTCATCGAGCCTGCGGAGCGTTTCCGCGGCTGCCATTGAAGCCGCTGCGCTGCGGCTCGAAATCCACAAGCACAGGATGCACCATGTCTGAAGAGTTGAACAACATCGAAAGCACCGTCCACGAGTATCGCAAGACCCTCGAAGGTTTCGCCGCGCGCACTGGCGCGAAGACGAACCACGTCGAGATTCGCGGCAGCGGCGAGGAACGCGAGAAGATCGCGCGAATCGATGCAGACCTTGACGCCGTCGAGCGTGCCGCACACGACCGTGCAGCATTGCGCGCAGCGCAAGACCGTATCAAGACGCTCGAAGAAGAGCGCTCGCAGCCTCAGTTCGCGAGCAAGATCGGCCGCACCACCGTCGGTGATCGTACGACCGATGAGGCGAGCGAGCGTTGGCTGAAGGCCGTCGTCGCTGGCAACAACGCTGAACTTCGCGTGTTGACCACGGGAACCACCGCTGCGGGAATTCCGACCGACATGGAACGTCGCGTGGTCGAGCGTATGTATCAGTCTTCGATCATGCGCCAGCTGGCCAAGGTCAGCACGATTGATTCCAAGCGCACCATCACCGTAGAAGGGTCACTGCCGACGGCGGCGCTCGTTGCTGAGCAAGGCACGATCACCGCAGCCGATCCATCGTTTGAAAGCGTGTCGGTCGTGCCGTACAAGTTCGTTTGCGCGACGACTCTTTCGCAGGAGTTTATCGAAGACGCGATCGGCACTGGTGGCATCGGCACTGGCTTGCAGTACGTCGCCGACCGATGCGGCACGTCTCTTGCACGAATCACCGACCAGTTCTACACCGTTGGTACTGGTT